CGTCTCCGGTTTTCCTCATTTTATAAGCTTATATTTTTGCATAAAAAAAGAGGGCAACGGCTATTAAACCGCTACCCTTTTATTTTATCCCTGCTGCACTTTTAATAGCATCCAAATCCACTTGCGCATCATATACATCTTTTTGTTTAGGTAAAAAGCATTTATATCTTGCTTTTCTACTTAATTGATAAAGATGGCTATATTCATCTCTAAAATCGTCTATATTATTGATATTTTCCATTTCATCTTTTCTATCCTGATGGTCTATGACATGAATGTTTTTTTCCGCAAGCATAGCTTCAACGATATGTACACCACAATAAAAGATAACAGTGATTTCCCAATCCGGATACTTAGCTCCATCTTTTATCCCATTATCTAAAAAATCTTTATTGTGGTAATATTTTTCTAAGTGGGATTGCTTACTTTCCATTAAGCTCATCCCTACCTTTTTTGTGAAATGAATAAGCAGGAATTGGCATTTGTTCTTTTCGGAATTGGTCTTTGTCGGCGATTAAAAATTCATAAGTTGTTACTTTTCGCTCTCTTAAAAAGCTATTTGCTTTTTTTATAAACGAAATAGTTGTTTTGTATATTTCATTGGAAACAATAAACCAAAAATCCAGATAATTTCGAGCACTTATAAATATATATATATCTTCCAGATTATCCATATCTGAAAACAGTTCTATGAATTCTAAGTGCATTGGGTTAACTTTCTCCACATCTCCTGAAAAAGAAAACTTATTTAAAAATTCTTTGTTTTTCATAAATTCTCGGTATACATCATAGGCTTTTTCAGAATTGTTGGAAAGCGTCCATTTATCAATAGTATCATTTTGCTTATCAATAAGCTCAATACTATATTGACCCAAACATGCAGATTCAGCCATGTTTGAAAATGTAGCCTCTAGTAAGTCAACAGCTTGGCTTGTAGTAATTTTATCCTTAACCTCATGTAGACCAGAAGCTTTATTCGCTAACTTTAAAATTTCTGGCGCTATTGTCACTTGAGGCTGAATTCTTTTCATGGATTGATTAGAATTATTCATACTTACACCTCTCACCACATTAAACTATTATTTTTCTCCTGAATCTGTTTTGATATCTAGTTTTATCCCTAAATCATGTTTATATTTATCTTGATATTCTGTACAAGCCATTAGTATAGAGCCAGCCAATTGCAAAGCGAGTTCAGGGGTAACAAATACGTTTCCGATTACCTCTGGTTCCTTATCTTCCCCATTTTTATCAGATAGTCCGAATTGAATATTTATCGCATTCTCGACTAAAAAAATACGGTGAGCATCTGCGAATATAGGGTTTGCAATATTTTCACTCATATTTCACCCTCCTTTATCAAAAATAACCTATAAATAGATTAAAAAACTGCACTTGCACTTTGCGTGTTTATTTTACTATACCACAGTATAGGCAGACTATTCAATACGTATAATCAATTTTATATAACAGTATATGTAATAACTTTAATTTAGATTAAGTTTATTTATCCTATAAATCCCCCTAAAAAACATGGAAATTTCCCTAAACAGGGAAACATTTTAAAAAATAATTTGTAAAAATAAAAAAATCCTCCCCTGCATTAAGCAAGAGAGGACTTTAGCAGTCGGTTAACCCGTCCTACTAATATCTTATTGTTATTAGTATAACCGAAATGTCTGCTTTTTTCAAGACTTTTACTTATTTTTGCTCTGTATCTGTACTATCGTTTTTAGTACCGCTATTTTTAAACTGCTTAAAAATCTGATTGGCATATACACTTGCACCGCTTACCAGTACACCCTGTGTTAATGCTGTAAAGATAGCCATAGCTACAGCCTGAGGACTACCTAGGTCACTGGTAGCCAGTACATAGATGATAGATAGTAAGATACCCGCCTACTGTAAGCGGAATCAGTTTATCAGCAATCAAGGATGTTTTCTTGATTGCCATGCCAATGACATATAAAACCGGTACTAAAATAAGCAATTCTGGTTTGATATATTCTAAAAAGTCCATGTTATTTTCCTCCGTTCTGATTTATCTTTCGTATTTCTTCCATTTCGCTTTCGACAAAACCATTGCCGCCCATCGCTTTGTAGACTTCAAAAAGCGATTCTAAAGCAGCCATTGAATAGTTGCTGACGTGTCCTTCTGCTTTTGCTCTTCTTAAAGCAGTATCTATCTGATAGCGTATCTGTGATACTAAAGCGGCATTGACATTTTTAAACATTTTGTTGTTTTCAATGGTTTTTGTTATCTTTTTATTTATCAGCTTGATGACGATTGCCACCGCCGCTGATGTGGATGTTATAACGCCACATATGTATAAAATAATATCCAGATTCACACTCATAGCTACCTCTATTTAACGCAAAGTCTTAGCTCTGTGATAGGCACGCCCAAAAGACCTGCATAGCCATCTTGGCCGTTTCCTTTCTCGTTGTCATACTGCCATGCATAACCATTTGCACTGTACATCGCTTTTTGACATGGTCTGATGTCGTCAGGTGTAAAGAAATAAATTTCGATAGCATCTATTACTTTGCCTTCACCCGCAAAGCCGTTTTGGTAGTCGTTGATGTCACATCCTGTCACGTATGGAAGCCAACCCTCACCTAGTACGTGTACACGGTACTTTACACTGCCTTTATCGACTCTGATTGCAACATCAGTTATCGGTGAGCCTTGAAAGCCAGCAAAGTCATCATTGTTTTTCACCTCTGGAAGCCAGCCATGCGCCTGTGTACGTACTCGATAGTATGCGTTGATTTCTGCGGTTTGAGCTGGCGGTTGTGGTGCAGGTGTTGCTTGTCCACCGTCTAAGTGAGCATTTACAAGCTCTACGATTTCAGGAAAGCGTCCTTCAAGATACGGACCGGGACAAGCTGTTGCTGCAAACATCTTGTGCATTGTTAAGCTGCCATTTTGTGTACCGTCATAAGAAAGCCGAAAATTGTTTCTTTGGCAGATATCTGCACATAGGTCAATGAGCTTGTTAAAAGCAGTATCACTCACGTGCCAGTTTCCGCCGATTTCATCGTTTGCTACCTCTATTGTGACCGCCCGATTATCATTCCACGGTGAAGCACTTGCCCAAGAGCGATTGGCTTCATCTACGTACAGCCCCACGTTCCCGTTGCTGTCAATGCCGTAGTTCGCGCTTGCTTCCCTGCTTGCGCTTGCAAAAAGCTCACCGCACTGCTCTACAGTGAGATTGCCGGCCATATGGTGAATGGTGATTTTTGAAATCGGTTGGTTTCTTGGTGCGTTCATGTTTGGTGATAAATTTGTATATGTTACCAAGTTGCTGTTTGACATTTCTATTCTCCTTCCTCCAATACATCTTTTGCGCCTTCAAACATAGGCTCTTGCTTTAACTTTTTATACATAGATTCATAACTGACTGCTGTTTCTTTGTCGAGAGGATATTGAAAGGTATATACAAAAATGGATAAATCAAGAGGAACAGGAAAACCAATCTCGTTATTTTCTTCTGTCAACGCAATTACTTTTTCTTTGCTGTACTCTTCTCCCGTTTTTGCCATTTCCGCTTCCAGCTGCTCTTTGACTTCTTTCTGCCTTTCAATCAGGGATTCTCTTTCTTTTTCCTGCTGCCTGTAACTTTCATCTGTATAACTTTTTACCGTTACTTCAATACCGTCTACCATAGAGATACTATCTATACGATGATATGTAGTTTTCACACCTTTTCCGTTGATAAGTTCTTTTTCCAGTGCCATGTTCCTTCCCCCTTATGTTGTTCTTTTCCATATGTAACATGTGATGTATGGCTGTACAATGCTAGTCTCGCTCGTATCGCCTGTTGACGAAGCCTGTGCTACATCACGAGTGTTTGTCGATGCCTGAATCCCTGCGTTTACGCTTGCCTGTGTACTACCTTCATACGCATAGGTACCATAACTTGATGTAGAGTATTTATATGCTTGTATCATATTGTCATCACTACCCACAGTAGCACCAAAGTAACCTTTATATCCAACCTTGAATTCGTGTCTTTCCGTTTTCTTGCCGCCTGTTTTTTCTACTGTATTAAAGTCGCTGTCAGCGGTATTTACCCCTACAGGGACGCGACCGCCTCCCCACGCTGCCCATGTGCCACCATAAAGTGTGCCGGGGTTTGTGGAAACTGTTGTGAAAAATAGCGCACCCACTGGGTATGCGGCCAAAAAGCTTGATTCAACATCTATAACGACATTTCCTTCAAGCCGTTGTCCGTTGATGGTCGTTGTATCAGATACTGCTCCTACATCACTATAAGTTAGAGTAACATCCCCCGACAGAGGTTTTCCGTTCACTGTTCTTGATGTAGGTACTGCTCCTACATCAGACGCAGTTAGGGATATATCTGTTGATAGGGCTTTATTATTTACCGTTCTTGTCGTAGGTACTGCTCCTACATCAGACGGCGAAAGAGATATATCCCCCGTCAATGCTTTTCCGTTTACTTTTCTAGTCTTTGGTACAGCCTTACTGTCTATGTCTAAAAATGCATTATTGAAGTCAATCATAGAAATAATATCTGACATTTGCCATTGTGGTAGACCGAAAACAGGGGTTTCTGATGAGTAAGACATATTTTCCTCCTTTACTGAAAATCCACAGTGATTCCAATTGTCATTGCATACTGGCCTTGTGGATTGCTTGGACTTTTATCAATGTCAACGGGAATTTCCATCGAGTTCTGATCCATTCCACCGGCATACATCGGCATGGACAATTTATCGATATGAAACTGCGCTTCATTTTCATTGACATAGTATGAGTTTGTAAACTGGGTTCCTACTGTCGGAGTAGTATCTTGTATTAATGCCGATGCTTGCTGACCGTTTCCAGTCATATATATAGACAATGCCATATTAAAGTTAGCTGCTTGAATTCCTATTTGCTGATAATCCGGTGAATCCTTAAACATATCACCCTGTGCAAATTGGGCAAAAAGCCCTCTGATTGTTTCCGTTGCATAATTTCCCGTAAGCGTTACCCCCTCTGTAAATCTGTAAAAATCATTCCACGTTATCCCATTGATAGTGCTCCATTGTTGTCCCGTGACCTCTTCCCACGCAGGAATATTGCTAATTTGAGTTTTAAGTGTGATTATGATGTCCACTTCAACACTATAGGTAAATCCGTTGATATTTCCATCATCTTCTCCTACTTCAAAGCTTATTGTTTGAGGTAGATAGAAAAGAGTTTTATAGTTATCTCTATATAGTGAAGATGTGCATTCTATATCGTACTGCGCGGTTAAACTTTGTGAATCATCAAGAACAAAGTTTACCACAACGGCGCCCACATAGTAACTTCCTGAAATTTTATAGTAGGGAACATTTCCGGTTATACGTTGTCCTACTGCAAGTCCTTTTTTAAACGTTGAAAATTTTATTGTTTGTATATTATTTTTATGACTATCTAAAAAACGCGTGGCGTTGAGCATTGCGTCATTGTAATTGCTTATGGTTTCATCTTCTAAAATATACTCGATAACCCCTGTACCACCACGTTTTTCTCGTATACGGCTACAAGCCTCCTCGGACACTGCTCGGGCTGTTATCTTTTGTAGTAAGGATACCCCTAAAAGAGTTCCCCCACTTGGGTTAAACTTAAAATTGACATCATCTTTTACTTTAAGAGTATCTCCACCATATGACATAAGTACTGTATAGTGAGCCTCATCATCGTGTATTCCATTAAATCCGACATATGCGATTGCAACATTTCCGTTTAAATCCAGTCCGATTATTGTGTCAACAGAAGCAAGTTTTTTAGTACAGGTTAACGTTTTTTCGTCAGAAAAATAAAAAAGTTCAGTTGGATAAGTATAGCTTTGCGCGAGAAGCTCTCCCTCTCCCCCTACTACGCGCACTGCGGAATATGTAGCCAAACTGTCGTTTTCTACCTCCAATGCGAAAATTTCACTTTCTTCC